TTTAGCCAATATACGTAATTCAAAAAAATTATCTGGTTTTAAACAAGTTGGTGATTTAGTATATGTTGAAGGTAAATTAAAATGGGAGATAAGTTCTAAGTTAACAGATTTAAATAAATATAGGTTAGAACCTGGACAAGATAAAACAGGAGCAATAGTTATATGGGAACATCCAGTTGATGATCCTCCTTATGGTTTATATATAGCTGGCTGCTTAACACCAGGAGAAAAAGTGCTTACAGATAAAGGACTTATTAATGTTGAAGATATAGACTATTCTTATAAATTAATAAACAAAGATGGAAATTATACTGAAATAAAAGAACTTCTTAAATTTAACAAGGTTAATGAAGAAACATATGAATTAAAAGTGTCTAATACTTACAGAACAACAAGATTTACAAAAGAGCATCCTATATATATTTCAGAACATTCTTTAAATAAACAAAAAGAAGTAAAAGAAAATTTATTTAATTTTAAGTTTAAGAAGGTCTCTGAATTAAAAGTTACAGATTGGGTTAAATATCCTAATGTGTATTATACAGAAAGAATAGAAGCTTCTGAAGAATATAAAGAATTTGCTTGGTTTGAGGGTTTATGGTTAGGAGATGGTTGGTGTAACAGAAACAGAATACATATTATATTTAATAAAAAAGATATAACACAAATAGAAAGATTTAAATCTTTTATAAATAAATATACAGTAGGAAAACCTGTTGAAAGAATAAAAGAGTCTTGTATAGAAATATCTTTTTATGATAAAGCTTTATCAAGAAATTTAACAGAACTTTTTGGTAAGTATGCAAACTTTAAGTACATTCCAGAAGAAATAAAAAAACTTTCTGCAGACAGAAAAATTAATATGCTATTAGGTTATTTGGATTCAGATGGTTGTATATACAAAGATAAGAGAGGATACTATTCAATGGAATTTGTTAGTTGTAATCTTAGTTTATTAGAAGATTTTCAGGATATTGCTTTTTCTATAGGAATTGTAGGTAATTTAACAAAACTAAGAGACAAAGGTGTTTATAACATTGAAGGAAGACACGGAGTTCAAAACGAAGCTTATCATTTAAGATTTGGACATAATGATACAATTAAATTTGCTGAGTTGTCTAACTGGGATAATTTAAGTAAATTAAATAAAATAGATAGAGAAAGTATAAAAATAACTAGAGTTAGACCAAAAACAGGATGTTTTTTAAGTGAAGATAATAAATATATATATTTTCAGATAAAGAATATTACAAAAGAAGTTTATACAGGAGAAGTGTATAATTTTGAAACAGAAGATCATACTTTTTGTACACACCATATAACAACACATAATTGCGACCCCTATGATCATGATCACTCTACTACTAATTCTTTAGGTTCTTGTATAATATATAAGAGATTTCAAAACTTTGAATCTTACTATGATTTACCTGTGGCTGAATATACAGGTAGACCAGATACAGCAGAGCAATTCTATGAAAAGGTTAGGAATTTAGTTAAATATTACAACGCCTTATTATTATATGAAAATGAGAAAAAAGGGTTATATGTGTATTTTACTCAAAAACATGAAGAATATTTATTAGCTGATCAACCAGATGTAATTAATGATATACTTAATTCAAATACTAAAGTCAATAGGAAAAAAGGTATACATATGAACAAAGAAATCAAACTTTGGGGAGAAAGGGTAATACGTGATTATCTTAATGAAGAGTATGCTCCAGGGTATAAAAACTTAACCAAAATATTTTCTGAACCCTTATTAGAGGAACTTATATCATATAATGAAGATGGTAACTTTGATAGAGTTATGGCTTTTATGATGGTTATGATATATAAAGAAGAATTACATAATGTACATGTAAAACGTAAAAAAGAATATGATAAATCTAGGTGGTTATTTCCTGAACCTTTATTTAAACATCTAGACACTACTATTGGTTGGTTATAAAAATTAAAAAATGAAGAATGATAGTAATACTTTTCCTATTCAGAAAATATCTCTGAAAAGAAAAGACGAACAGTGGAAAAGAAATTGTGTAGATGCTATATTAGCTAGGTCTTCTGATGGTCCTATTGTCAATGGTTATAATAGGAAAGAAAGAATGAAAATTAACTATGATTTATACAATAGTAATTTTGACGAAAAAGATTTTAAACATGTAACTGATCCATTTAATGTTGGGGACAGTTTTCCGTCTAAAATGCAAAATTATAATATTATAAGACCTAAAGCAGATTTGTTAATTGGTGAAGAAAGTAAACGTGCTTTTACATTTAAGGCTGTACAAACTAATGACGAAGCTGTTAGTGGTATGCAATTAGAGTATAAGCAAATGATTTTGCAATATTTAGTTGATAGTTTAAATGAAACTGATAATCAAGATGATGAATATTTAGGTAAGTTACAATCATATATGAAATTTAGTTATAAAAATATAGCTGAAGATACTGCATATAATACTTTAAATTACTTAAAAGAAAAATTAAATCTTACTAATGAATTTCTTAAAGGATGGAAAGATTCTCTTATTGCAGGAGAAGAGATATATTATATAGGTATACTAAATGGTGATCCTGTATTGGAAAGAGTTAATCCTATGTATTGCGATTACGATCGAAGTGCTGATATAGAATTTATTGATCAATCGTCTTGGTTTCGTAGAAAAATGCATATGTCTCCTAGTACCATTTATGATAAATATTATAATAAATTAGATGAATCTGATTTAGATAAGATTTTAGAAATGGCTAAGGGAAATAAAGGAATGAGTAGAACATCTGGCACAGGGGGTATTGTATGGAATAAAGTTCTTACAAACGATATGCTTAATTCAGATGAAGATATTGAAGATGCTTTAGAAGTTAATCATGTAGTATGGTCATCTTACAAAAAAATAGGTTTTCTTACATATGTTGATGAACAAGGAGAAGAACAAGTTACATTGGTAGATGAACATTATGATCCTGAACCAGAAGATAGAATTGAATGGGAATGGATAACAGAAATATGGGAAGGTTATAGAATAGGTACAGATATGTATTTTGGTATAAAACCACTTGAGTTTCAACATCAATCGGTTGAATCTTTATATGAAAATAAAATATGTTATACTGGATCAATATATAGTAATACTAATTCAAGAGGTAAATCTTTAGTAGAAATAATGAAACCTTTACAATATATGTATTTAGCATTATGGTATAGGTTAGATATAGCATTAGCTAGAGATAAAGGTAAAGTACTTATGATGGATATAACTCAAATACCAAAATCAATGGGTGTTACTACAGAAAAATTCCTTCATTATGTATCTTCATTAGGGGTAGCATTTGTTAATCCTTATGAAGAAGGTTGGGATGTACCAGGTAGAGAAGGTGGTAAACCTGCATCGTTTAATCAATTTTCATCTGTAGATTTGAGTATGTCAAATGTTATAACTGGATATATTCAGTTAATGGCCAAGATAGAAGATATGATTGGTGAAATATCAGGTGTATCACGTCAACGTCAAGGTCAAATTCAAAAAGATGAATTGGTTGGTAATGTGCAACAAACTATTGTGCAATCATCTCATATAACAGAACCTATGTTTCATAAACATAATCAAGTTAAACGTAGATGTCTTAATATGTTATTAAACACTGCAAAATATGCATTTGGGACTTCAAATAAAAAAACTTTACATTTCATATTGCCAGATATGTCTAGAGTTTTTAGTGAAATAACTAATGATTTTTTATATGCAGATTTTGATGTATTTGTAATAGATTCTACTAAAGAAACTAGAGATGTTGAATCACTTAAAACATTATTACCATTTGCAGTTCAAAGTGGTGCTACTTTATTAGAAGCAGCAGAAGTTATAACTAGCGATAATGTTATGAGGATGAAACAGAAATTAGCCGAAATAGATGAACGTAGAGATAAACTTATGGAAGAACAACAAAAAGCAGAGCAAGAAACTCAATTGCAAATTCAACAAATGCAAAGTGAAGCTCAAGCTGAACAGAATAGATTAACAGAAGAAGATTCTATACGTAAAGCTGAAACAGCAATAAATGTAGCTTTAATAAATGCTGATTCTAAAGAAGCTATTTCCGATAATAAAGATAGCAATGATAATAATGTTAAAGATTCTATAGATTTAATGAAATTAGATTTACAAAAACGTAAGCAAGAGTTAGATGCTAAATATGAAAAAATTAAATTAGAAGAAGAAGCTAGAAAAAATAAAGTTGCTGAACAACAAAAACAACAAGAGATTAATATTAAAAGAATAACGGCTAATAAGCCAGTAAGTAAAAATAAATAATTATGGGAACAAATGATAAACCATCTAGTGGTATGGATGTATTTGCTGATTTTTTAGTTGGCAATAAAGACAGTGTATTTAAATCACAAGATGACGATATAGACAATAAATTCCAGGATATAAATCCTGATGACTTAGATGATAAATTAAACTCTGATAAAGACGACGATAAGAAGGACAATGATGATAAAGATAAAAAGGATAACGATACCAAAAAAGATGACAATAAAGGAGATGATTTAGATGATAATAAAAAAGACGATGATAAAAAAAATGATACCAAAAAAGATAATGACGATGATGATAACGATGAATATGAGTCTGAAATAAGTACTTTTTTTGCTAATCAACTTATTGAAAAATTAGGAATTTCTATAGAAGAAGATAACGATTTAAAAGTAGATAAAATAGAAGATGTTATTGAATTAATGTCTGATATTATTAAAGATAATTCTAGACCAGTATATTCTTCAGAAGAAGTTGAAATATACGATGAGTTTGTTCGTAACGGTGGAAACCTTAGAGATTTTTATAAAGATGTTTATGCAGGTAGAGTAGATATAGAGAATGTAGATATTGAAAATGTACATGATCAACAGGCAATTATAAGAGAGAATTTATTGAATCAAGGATATAAAGAAGAAAGAATAAAAAGAATGCTTTCTAGATATGAAGAAAATGAAACATTGAAGGAAGAAGCAGAAGATGCTTTAGATTTAATAAAAGAATATAATGCTAAAAAAGCAGATTCGCTATTAGTGGAACAAAAAAATAAAGCTAGAGATGCTGAAAAAGCGCAACAAAAGTTTTATTCGGACGTTAATACTACTATAAAAACAATGTCAGATGTTAGAGGTATTCCTCTTACTGACAAAGATAAGCGTGAAGTGTTACGATATGCATTTGTACCAGAAGATGATGGAATCACAAAATTTCAAAAGGAATCTAAAGACGTTCGTAATATCCTTGAATTAGCTTTTTTACTAATGAATAAGGACAAAAAAATTGATAACGCTAATAAAAAGGACAATTCAAACGCCTACAAGACTTTGCGAGATAAATTAAAAGCTAAAGGTAACAAGATAGATAATGACCAGAAAGGCAAAAATTTTGGTAACTCTTCTTTGGGCGATTTTGGTAAAGGTTTAATATTTTAATAATTTTTAATTTTAAGTAAGGTAATGGAGAACAATATTCTTAATGATCTAGTTCTTTATCGTACTAAATATTTCAGTGGACTTGTTGATGAGCAAATGCTTGCCAACGCTCTTTTGAGAGAACCTCATAGGGTATCTCCTGTAATATCATATATATTTGGTATATATGATAGAGGTAATGTTATTGACTTTATAACAAATGGTATTGGACGTACCATGACTATTGAGTCTAATAGCTACCAATGGGATATTATGATCGAACACGATAGAGCTATTCCAATCAAACAAGCTTTATGGAACGGTTCAGTCATAGGAGCCACTGACGTTCCTGGTATAGCTAAATCACCAATTCAGTTAAGACTTGGTGAAAAATGGTTTGGACCAGGTGCTATTTTACAGTTCGACGATAAAGAATTTCAAGTACGTGTTATAGGTGAACCCTACCAAGATGGTTCAGACTATATATATACTGTAGTTGTAGCAGACGGCAAAGATGAGTCTTATATTCCGCCTTCACTTCTTACAGCTGGTAAAAAAGTAAGTAGACTTGGGTCTGCTTATGAAGATTACAGTGAAGAAGCTGATATAGTGAACTATCAGACACCATTTAAAGCCAAAAACTATTTAACTACTATGCGTTTGTCATACGATATAACTGGTGATGCTTTTGCATCAGTAATGGTTATGCAACTTAGGGATCCAAAAACTAAGAAGCAAACTTATTATTGGTCAACATGGCAGGAGTGGACAGCTCTTCGTCAGTGGTATGAAAGAATTGACAGACAAACGGTTTATCAGAAAACTAATGTTGCTAAAGATGGTACAGTTGGCTTGTTTGGTACAAACGGTCGTCCTATTTACATTGGATCTGGTTTGCATGAGCAAATAGCTCCTTCAAATAAACGCTACTATACAACTTTAACTCTTGATATAATTGATACATTCTTATCAGATCTATCTTATAATATCCTCGGAATGGGTGAACGTAAGTTCGTTGCTTTCGCAGGTGAGATGGGTTTGCGTGAATTTGATAGAGTACTTAGAGATAAAGCAGCAGGGTATACTCTTATTGATACTAAGTTTGTAACTGGTTCAGGTCAAGAACTTACACTTGGTGGACAGTTTGTTACATATAAAGGACTTAATGGTGTTGAGCTTACACTTAAACATCTTCCTCTATATGACGATCCTATTCATAATCGTAAGCTTCATCCGATTAGTGGCAAACCTTTAGAGTCATATCGTATTACTATTATAGATATAGGTAATCGTGATGGCGAATCTAATTTACGTAAAGTTGTTAGAAAAGGTCGTGAGATGGTACAGTGGTACACTGGTGGTTCACTTGCTCCTGGAGCAGGTTTTGGTACAAGTGTTAACACTTTACGTTCTAACGCAAAAGACGGTTATTCAGTACATTTCTTGTCTGAACAAGGAATTATGATAGCTGATCCTACAACTTGTGGCGAATTAATTTGTGACGCAGAATAAAATACTAAGTGTTATAAGGGGGATGTATAGTCCCCCTAAACACTATATTAATAACTTTTAAAACCATAGAGATATGAGAGTAATTTTAAGACCGATGGATAACAAGAGATCCGTCGTGAAATATAGAAACTGTTTTGATTATATAGGTCCTTATTTTACACGTTCTGGTAATATATACACTGGTATAAATGAGGAAGATAGTTTAAGATTAGGTGCAATACTTGGATTGAATTTGCTTCCTTCTTCTAGTTTTTGGAATACTTTTTCAGTTAGAATAGGAGCAGGTGATGTTTATATAGATACAGAAGATCCTCTTGATGAAATTAAATATTTATTTCTTAAGAATCATAAAAGAGTAAAAACTTCTATTTTTGAAAATAAAGCTACAGCAGATTATCTTTTGATAAACAAAGAAGAAGAAGCTAAAAAAGAGAATTTGTTTAATAAAGCTAAAGTAGATGCTATTTCTGAATATAGACGTATGTCTTTAACAGATATGCGTAAATGTTTAAGATTGTTTGGTCATAATGCAGAAAATTCTAGTGGGGAATTAGTAGAAAATGAATTGTTTAAAATAATTGAAAACAATCCAAATGCTTTCCTTAACAAATGGGTAAATAATAGAAATAGAGAACTAGAAGTAATAATAGAAAAAGCTATTGCTAAAAACATTATACGTAGAAACAAAAATGTATATAAATTTGGCAGTGAAGCTATAGCCTACAATATGCAAGAATGTATAGATTATCTTAATAATCCAAAAAATCAAGATGTAAAATTATCAATATTAAGTGCTATAGATGCAAAAGATTATATAGTTGAAGGAGATGCTCCTGAAAAAGATTTAAAATCTTTTGAAGAAAGCGAACCAAAAACTAAGAAAAAAGTTAAACCATCTATTCTTTCTGGACCTCCCGGTAGTGAAGATGAGGAAGGTATAGATATAAGTAAAAATAATTTTTAGATATGACTATATCTGAAATGCATACCGCTTTTAAACTTGAATTGGATAAAATTGATTCTTTACAATATCCTTCGTTTACAGTTGATGAAATAGACTATTGGTTAAATAGAGCTATTCGTCAATTTATTAAAACAAGATATAGTGGGGTTAATTATAAAAAGGAAAGTTTTGAGCAAACACAAAAAAGAATTGATGATTTAAGAAAAATTGTACGTGAGGTTACTATTACCTGTACTACAACTGGAGCTACCAAACCCAATGGTTACATGTTAACAGATGGGTTTGATAACGCTCAATTTACGACAGATTCTTATTGGCTGTCGTTAGGCGAAGAAGTATTAATTACACCAAATGATACTGATATAGCAGCTAGCAGACAAGGTGTAACGGAAATTACAGCTAATGATTATAGATTTGAAATTGATAATCCTTATAGCGAGTATATTTTACATTATGGTGTTGCAAAACCTCTTCGTTTATTTTATAACAATAATATAGAATTTATTTCTGATGGTACATATACTGTCACTAATGCTTATATCAGATATATAAAGGAACCAACTGAAGTAGATTATTCTACTAATGTTAGTTGTGATGATTTAGCAGAACATACACATGACGAGATAGTATTATTAGCAGTACATTTAGCATTGGAAAACATAGAGCAACCTAGAATAGAAACTTATTCACAGAATGTTGCTACTATGGAGTAATAATTAATAATAAAATTTAAAATGTTACAAAGGACAAATAAACTATTAATCGGTAAGGATATTAGCCGTGACGCTGAAGTTGTAGCTGGTGCATTGATCACTACGACTGTCGGATCAACTGGTCTTGCCGAAGGTGAACTTGTTGTTCTTGACAAAAATTTTAAAGTATTGGCAGCTGGCTCAACTATTGCTGATTCCGATATTATATATATTTGTCAAGGTACAGGTGAAACCTACAGTTACACTAATGAAGCTGGTACAGCTTCAACTTCAAATCGTAGATTGATCTTTTCAGATCCTATCGAAGGCGCTAAAGTTAGAAGCTATAAAGCTGAATCTTATTCAGCTAAATCTGAGCAAATTGATTCTTGGGATCTAACAGGTATTACACCTGTAGTAGGAACAGAATATTTTGTTAGGATTGTTTATAAAGATATGAATGAACATCCTGGACAGTTTACTCAGACATACAGATTTATAGCAGCTACTGCAACTCTTGCTGATCTTATTGATGGTCTTGTTGCTAAAATTAATTCACATTCTGGTCGTAGAGTAGTTGCCGCTAATGTTAGTGACCTCGCTATTACAT